ATGCCTATTAGCTGCCATACTTGCAGCATCTCCCATTTGGCCTAAAGCATTTCGATTAATACCTTGTCCTATGTTTATGAGATCCGCCATAGTGGCTTGGTTTACTTCTCGTTGGTTTATACGCGCATTATTAACGTTCCCTGCCATGCTTAACATGCCGCCTCTTTGCATCGCTCGCCCTTGTTCTTGTTGTTGAGCTACACTAAGCCCGCCGCCTCCATACCTAGCAAGGTTTCTTGCTTGTATGCCTTTTGCTTTTTCTGCTTCTTTTGGTGCATTCCTTCTGGCTTTGTCAATTAAAGAGGTGTCGTCTCTAGCCTTAAGGAGCATTTCCTCAAAGCCTCTATAGTCCCGCATATAGTTGTCATAGTCTGACCTGGTCATATTAGCGTATACAGATTCAGGATCTGAGACTTCTGGAAGATTGCTAGTTTGGTATTGTGAATACCCGCCGGTGCCTTGATACTCTAATATGCTCATTAGTCTAAACCATCCAATCCAAAACCTTGGAACATCCAGTTCTTAAACCTTTTTGACCCTTCTTCTTTTGTCTTCGTACCCTTAAACCATCCACCTTCGTTTGCCTTATTGTCCATCCCCACTGCCATAAAGGTGCCGGCTACTTGGCCCATAGCCTGATTTCTAGCCGCCCTTTTTACCATTTTATTCTTAGCTTCCGATAAGGCTTTAGTGTTTTCTATTCGTGCTACTCTTGCTAAACCCGTAGTCGCTTCCGCCTGTTGTCCACGTGCTGTACCCAATACACCTACTTGTCTTTGTCTTGTGGCCTGAAGGCCTTGAAAGGCTGCTTGTGATGCCATAGAAGCAGCTGCAGAAGCTCTATCGGCAGAGGCATCTACAGATTGAGCTGCCATTAAGGAAGCTTTACCACCCGGGCCATCTATACCAGACGCGGCAACATCCAAATTTGCCCTGCCTTCACCAACCGCTGCTAAATCCTCATCTGATTTGTCTCTCATTTCTCGCAGAATAGGGCCATAGTTATCATCAAAGTATGTCTTTTCCGCAAGTGCCACAGACGCTGCCATTTTTTCTGCTTGTGAGGCTTCTTGTTCTTTTGGTTTACTGCTCATTTAACTTCTTTCCTATATATTCGTGTGTCTAACTCCCAGCCTACCTGCTTAGTGTACGATTCCATTTCTGGGACTCGTGACCTCGCTTCGAGATACTTACAACCTACTTCTTTAGCAAGGTCGTTAAACCACTCTTCATGGGCTAACCATTCATGTCCGCCCTTTTCATAAGTATACGCTATCCATAGCAATAATGTCTTGTCTTTTGTAAACTGATCTACTTCTATAGTCAGTATCAAAAAACCTACAGAAGAGGTGTAAAGAAAAGCTCTTTCGTTTACACACTCACTGTAAACATCTTCAGGAATAAAAGTAACAAAAGGATCTTGTTCTATTATCTCGACAATACCCGGTTTTACCTTATCCCAACATTTTCTTATATTAGTTGATACAGGTAACTCAGTAGTCGATCTCCTTTCCGTATCTTCCATACCGCCTCCTGGGCATTCCAATTCCTTTATATTTAACTGTCCTTTTTACCCCAAGGTCTCCGCCTCTGGCTTTAAGTTCAGCTTGTTTAACCTCCTGGTTAAACTGAAACAAATATTCTTGTGCTGCATAAATATCAGACCAAGGTTTTCCTGGCATTCTTAATAATCTATACAAAGCCCCATATATAATCCCATCTCTATACTGATTCGAAAATTCTGTATCTATATTATTTGAAGTCCTAGTGGGTTTTAAAGCAACACTCATTATTAAAGCGTTAGCTGTAGAAGCACTGGGCACAGGGACAGTCCAAAAAGTATTAGCAGTTTTTTGTAAATATACGTAGGGGTTCCCTGTTCTATCTCTCCAATCTGGGTAATTTAATTCAAGGCTACGAGGACTAATAGGGTCCATATCTTTGCCGTCATAAATCATGTGTAAAATTTGGTGGACTTCTGTACCAGTTGGCTGGTCAAAGTCGTATTCATACACCCCAGAGATCGTACTAATAGGGTCTAGATCAAATTTATAAGCTTTTGATTTCTCACAAAGGTCTATCGTGGCAGACCTTATATTGTTCGCAACTAATGTATCAGGGCACTCTGGGACAAAGGGTAAAACTTCGGTGATTAAGGAATTAAAACTAGCCACAGCTAGCCTCCCATATTAGGTACGGCTTGCGCATTATCATTGTTAGGACTTACTAAAGTTTGGGCTTGTTGCCCCGTTCCTACACTATTTCCAAAAAGTTGATAATGGACTTGAGCCCTGTTGGAATTACCTGCAAACTCTGCATCTTTCATATAACATCTATATAGAACGAAATCTATAATTGCGTTAGCGAAAACATCATCTACAGCAATCGTATGACTAGTAGCAGTTAAATCGGTAGGGGCAGCTGAATAAACAATCTCCACGTACGCAGTCCCTGCAACTCCAGGATATACATAGTATTTCCTAGGATCATCTTCATCAAATATATAATGTTTTGGTACAGTCCCGTGCGTTGCATCCCCAGATACACTAGGGTTATGCCAATCGGGTTCTTGTGTATTTAAAATATCGGCACTAACTATTCGTATAGCTCTTAGACCTGTAGCACTTGTAGAAGTACCATTCATACCTCTTACTACCTTAATAAGACGTAACCCCCCAGATGGGAGAGCTTGTTCTGTTCCAGTAGCTAGTTGTACGTTCGCGTGTGTGGAAGAAGCTTCAGGCCGTAGATTAACAATCTCTCTTTGAGCATCATTAATATACCTAAGCAACTCAGCTTCTGGCCATCTTACACTTGTTGTGTCTTGTAAGGTGTCCTGAACCCTACTGATTATATTAGCACCCGATAGTGTCCCTGCCATAATTTATCCTATTTATTCTGCAGCTTTTATCTCTTCGATTAAATCTGCTTTCTTTTTACGTCTGTCTAGTTCAATACCGAGAGTACGACCGTGTTCTTCTAGTTGTACTTTAGTCATACCATCTAGATTAGGTGTTGTCACTTCTACTTCGACTACCTCATCTGTTGTTTCTACGACTTCTTCGGCGGTAGTTGCTGGAGCTACTTCTCCTTTAACTTCTGTACATCCTTCTTGTAAACAAAGTAAGCCTAAATCCTGGCCTACCTGTTTTGGCTGCCCAGCAGTTAAATGTACTGTTGCGCCCCAAGTTGATGCTACATATTTATCGTCATCTGATACTACCCACATAATTTTCTCCTAAAATTTTTAAAATATAGGTGGTCGGTTAGGACCACCTATAAAATATAACACAATTAGTATGCGACATCTAATCTTATTACACCAAAGTCTTCTGCTTGACCTGTGTGGTCAGAGTTGAACTTAGGCTTTTTAAGACCAAATATTTTACCAATTGAAATACCGTTTTGGTTTCCATAGTCGAAGGTGTCTTCTACTATTTCTGGGATACCGATATCAGCCATTGCTAATGCTTGTGCACCTGCAAAAATACATGCAGATCCATTAACGTCAGCGTCAGCGCCCCATTTGTAACCAGCTGAACCAGCGTTTGATGATGTTCCAGTTGTAGCTCCGTTTGTGTTAAACACATGTCTGAACTCGTGGATCATCACGCCGTCAACCATTAGGCTTGAAGAGCCAGAGAATAAGCTTGAGCTTGGTCCTCTAACACCAGCGTTTCTTACGTTAGCAAGAAAGTCTGAATCAAGTTTCAGGTCGGCCATTACTTGTGGAGTAACGAAAAGATGGAACATCTCGTCATTACCAGCACTTCTAATACCTCTTAGGTATTGGTCTTTAGCATATGCTTTTAAGTCTACAATAGCGCTATAGCTAAGTTTGTCAGCTGCAACAGTTGCAGTAACATCACCAGCCACGATACCGTTAGTAGCGTCATATCTTCTATGTCTATTAGACGTAGGAGCGGTTACATCACCTGAGAATGCTAGATCACCAAGGTTTTGTCCTGAGTTCATTACAGGTCTTAGTGCGCCATTATTCTTTTGTGTATAGCCAACGCCAGCTAATGTTAAGAATGCTAATTGGTCCATTCTGTCAGCCATTGCATAAGCAAGTGCATCTCTAGAATGTTCCCTAAAGTTCACAACTGATTTTTGATCAGCCAGTCTACCAGACAGTCTGTTCGCAAATCTTAGTTGATCAAGTTGTACAACGATGTCGTAGGCTCTTAGTGCCTCTTCATTACCTTCTAAAGTATTGTCACCAACGATACCATCACCAGTCATGTCAGCTAAAAGTGTTAATACAGCTCTAGCTCCTTTCTCTGATTGAGTAAGCTCAGATATTCTCTGAACCATTGCGTTAGATCCGCTACCTGCGAATTGGTTAATGAAGGACATATTCCTAGCGACACGCCAGAAATCTCTAGACCAGATCGTTAATTGTTCACTGGTTAGAGAAGCAAAATTTGTATTTCCATGATAAATTTCTCCTTATCATTAAAGTTTAATAACCAGTCGACTTATTGGAGCGACTATTTATCCGTATACCCACTATCGTAGGGTTGACGCTCTCGTAATTTACGGGTACGACTCCGGCCAGATTAACGCCATAGCAGGCGAATAACGTTTTTTTACTGGAACGATCCAGGCCAAATATCGTTTTGACGGACGAACTTATTTAATTTATACCACAGTTTATCCGAAATCTCCACGCATTCTTCGTAATGTTTCTTCGGGGAGTGCATCAAATTCATCTGTAGATAACACGTTTAAATCTATTTTTTTATCAGTTTTGTTCTTTCCTTTCATAGCAGGGGGTTGAGAATCAGCAGCTTCTATCTTTTTAGTAGTGTTAGCTACTTTTTTCTTTTCTACTATTTTTTCACCAACTATATCTTTTTTTGGAGCAGGAGTTGGACTACCTACTACATACTTGGTAGCTTTCTCTAAAGCATCCGCTCCTGCAAAACCTTGAACAATAAAAGCATCTCTTAGGTCTAATACTTCTTGGGCTACTGCTTCATCAAAAGTAGAACTAGTCTCATCTAATTGTGGGTGAGCTGTGGCTATCTCGTGGGCTTTTCGTTGTAGATCCATTGCTTCAGTGCTTTGTTGTACGGTTTTACCCATTCTATTCTGGACCTCAAACATCATCTGCTGCCGTTCAGCGTTTCTTATTTCAGAACGTAAAGCTGTAGCTTTCTCAGGTTCTCCATTTAAGATAGCTTCTTGGTATTCTACTTCTTTAGCATCAAAGTTATAGTCAGGTGACTCTGAAATTACTTCAATTGGGTTTGTTGCTTCTTCTAGTTTCTTGGCAAGGGCTTTTTGTTTAGCTAGAACTTCATCAAACCTAGATTTTGGAATCATTGGCTCTTTTGTTTCAACAACTGCTTCCGGAACTGTTCCTTCAGGTTCTTGTGTATCTCCTTCATTTGAATCCAGTACTGTTTCTTCTCCTGAAGCTTCTTCTGTATCGCTTTCTGCTTCAACAGTTTCTGTTTCTGCTTCCTCTGGTTCTGCTTCTTCCGCCTCTTCTGTATCAGCAGTGAGTTCTGATTCTTCGATTTCTTCAATTTCGTCCTCCTTGGGAAATTCTACGTCACCATCCTCAAAATTTAAGTCTGCTTCAAAGTTTTTACTTGCTTCTTCTTCTGATAAAACATCAGCGCCGGGAATACCGTCATACATTATGTCGGCTTCGGCTTCTGGGGCTTTATTTTTTTTACTTTTTGCCATTTTAATTACCTCCTGTAGGTTTCATAGCTGTAGTTGCCATTTTGACTGCGGCACCCACGTCAGTTTGTTGTTTACGCATCTCGTTAGTCATCTCTGATAAACGTTCACGTAATTCGAGCTCCTCTCGCTTAGCTTGTAGTTTACTTTGCATTTCAGCAACTTTCAACTGTGGATCTGTTTCTGCAGCTTCTGTCTTCGCGACATTTAGAGCAGACTCGGTCTGTAACCTAGTTACTTCTGCTTCTAGTTTAGCAATCTCAAGCTGCGTGCTTCTGATCTGTGATTCCATCTGGAATTGTTGTAATTGTAATTGTTCTTCTGTTGGAGGGGCAGTTCCTTCTAATTGTCTAATTCTATCTGCGATTTCTGCTTTACGTGATAAGTGTGAGTACTCAACAATCATGTCGTTTGGTATAGGTACCCCAACTCCTCTAAGTTCAATAGCTTCGGCAAACTGCATTTCATCAAAGTTGTCCCTGGCTGGAGCGGTACTAACAATAACGTCATACTCTCCTAATGTTAAATCATTAATAACTTCACCTTCTGGGCTCATTTGGTTTACAGCCATAGGCTCCCTTGTTTTATATGGGTCTTCTTCGTCTGTGATTTGAATAACTCTTTCTTCTGTGTAATAAGACTGGACAAGTTGTAGTATTTTTTCAGCCAGGTATTGACGTGTTTTTGCTAGGTTATCTAAGGGTACTTGCAACATCATAGAGCCCCTGTTCTGTTTTGCTTGTATTGCAACACCAGAGACTTCGGGGCTATCTTGGCCTAACATGGCATCTCCAATTCCACTAATTTGTTTTATATTAGAGGCTGCTTTCATACCTAACCTATCTAAACCTGTAGGTATTTGGTTAGGTGGTATTTTACCAGGAGGGGTAGACCCTCTATTAAATTCTAATACTAATCCTGTTTCTGCCCCATGTTCTTCTAGGTCATCAGCTGTCATACCAGACAAAGAACCAGATTCTACAATCCACCCGCTGTTTGCCGTTGTATTAACAATGTGCAATTCTTGGGAAGTTATCTTGTTTAATTGTTCTTGCGGTGATAATAAGTTTCTTACCATTCCGAACGGTTTACCTCTTCGGAAATAAGGAAAGTACGGAACTAGTGTAAAGTGCGCGTAAGGAGACCAGTCATCAAATAGGATTACTGTATCTGCGGACACAGTCCAACGGACTTTGCGCATTTTTTTCTCAACAATGTCTAAACCAAATTGGTCGGCAAAGTTCTCTCTTTTCTTTTTACCCCAAGCATATGGTACTGTTCTTTTATCTCCTGTGACAGGATCAACATAAAACATACAATCGTGCATTCTATAATATTGTCTTTCTATAACTCTTATTGTTCTAACCGCACGTGAGTTTTCAGGATCTCCAGGAAATTGTTGTGTGCTCTCATTTTCATCAACATCCCCGTACCTACTTTCTTCAAACTCCATAGAGTCAGCGCCTAAAGTGGTTCCGGTCTCTGCTAACATTCTTAATTTATCTGCTTTGCCCTGCCCATAGACTTCTTCGATCTCATCTAAACTCATCCACTTGGTTTCAAATACTTCATTCCAGGTCCTAGGGTCATAGTGTTTTGCGTCAGGGTCAATAAGAATATCTAGTGGGTCTTTAGATTCTACTCTGACTTCCCCATTAATATGGTCATCGAAATCTATACGTACATCAAACCAACCCCGGTCTTGGATTAGGCCATCTTGGAAAACCTGTGCTTCTACCCAGTCTAATTTGTTATTGTCTGAT